CGTTCGGGGCGGTTCTCCGAACCGCGAAATGCGTCACCTCGCCACAATGGTGTAAACAATTGAATAAAGAACGATAGAAAAATGCGCGGCCTCTCCTGCAGTCGTTACCAATAACCTTCAGAAATTCACGAACTCTTCCAGAAGGGGTCCGCGCACGTAGCATATATCGTCAAGTAAAGAAAGAACTATTTTTCTTCAGAATTAGACGATTTTGAAGCAGACTTCGACCGATCTAGTTCTGAATCAATCAGTTCCTGGCCAACTTCAAGGCCGTCAAACTTATCCATACGAGAAAACGAATTAGGGTCAAAATCAATTTCGGGGTTGAACTTTTCGCCCTTGTCGAAGTCAGAAGGCGCGGCCGCCACGTCTGGACGACCAGGCAAAACGTCAACGGAGCCAGAGCCATCGAGGACAGACATAATTCGCTGACCGCGAGAAACGTAAGCGGGAGCGTCTTCGAGTAACCAATCAAGTGCCATAAAATTAATGTATTAACGATTAGACAAACGGGTTGCAAATGTCTTATTAATCAAGTTCTTCTTCTGAACCGAGTAAGACATATTTACAAAGAAATTATCCTCTACATTAGAGGCAAAGGGCGAATTAACCTGAGCCATATCCACAAAAAGCGCAGGATAGTAATTGGTGCTGGCGGAGCCTACATACGAAAAACCAAGCGAGCGCTGCTGTACCCAATACGAGTAAAGAGCTTTGGGGATACCTAAAGAAGGGGAAGGATAAGAAGATAGAGAGCCTAATACTTCATCATAAGACGAACGAAACTCGTTAAAACAAGGTTCGTAGGCGACGGAGAGGCCAAGGTTTGAGCCCGCAGCATTACTAAAAAGCCGCGCGGCGGGGACATCCTGATATCCAATATCGTTATATATAGGATTAAAATAATCCGACCCTTGATAGTTTAAATAATCGGGGGTAATGCCGCTCCAAAAATAAACAGGTCGAATGCTCAGCATGTCAATCATATAGCCAGGCTCGCGAAAATAGTAAGACTGCCGGCGGCCTAACCTATCGTTAAAAGCGATAGCGCCACCTTGTTGTCCCAGGGGGCCATTTACACTCGAGCCAGAGAAATTGTTTTGTCCGGCCTGATTCATAACAATCTGAACATTAACAGTCTGAGAGGCGCTAAAAAGAAGCTTAGGACGGTCTACATGCTCAATCTTGGAGGCAAAAAATGTCTCCAGCCAATCACTATAACGACTACCCCCAGCGCCGAGAAGGTCTTTATATTCCTGAAGGCGAGAGGCGATAGCCAACTGCGGAATAGTGTTTACTCCGGTCATGGAAACGGCGGACGAAGAACCTACGGGAATAAGGCGGCTGAAACGATCAGGGTTCGAAGGCACAACAGCCATAGGATGCGCAAACAAAAAGGCTGCAACACTAGAGAGAGGGACATCGCCTGCAGTGACGGAAAACTGACCAACAGGGCCGCCGCCGACAACGATGCTAGCACCACTGGGCAACGTGGAAGAAACGGGGTAGCCGTCTTGATCGCCGCCCGAAGGGAGTTGAGAGTCGATTATCTGGAAAAACAAATTGCCTCTATTGAAAGTATTATTCGTGCTCGAGACGGCCGATGGGTAAAACTGACTCTCAAAATAAGCGTCGAGAAACTCTAGATTAGCGAACTCTTGCTTAAAAAATGAAGATTCCTCAGCAAAAAAATAGGAGCTGTCCAGAATCGACCAAGAAGCAGGCCACGCAATCGAAAATAAAGACCACTGCGAGTAGCTATAGTAATTACGAACGATGTCCCAATAAGCTAAATACGTATCGGCGTTCGCCCACTGATTGACTGCGGCACCAGCAGGAAGACTGGCAGTATAGGGAGGTTGATTAGAAAGCTGAAGCGATGTCTTATTGGAGACGCGGAGCCAAGACATGAGCGAATTGGGAAAGGCTCGCGAAGTACCAAGGGCGGAATTAGGGGTAGAGGTTCCGGAAGTGCCAACAAGGGCAGTAATCCAATTCAAGCTCAAATCATTCATATCAAACTTACTGCTATTCGTACGCATCTCAGGATGATACAGTTGAAGCGGCACCCAGAAACGGTGAAGCCGAACAGTGTAAGGATTGAATGTCGGAACAGCCAAGGGGTTGCTGCGAACGTCGATGCCCTGTTCAATAGACACACGGTCACGAGCGTTAATAAAATCGATTCGCACCGGATAAAGAATGCCCGGTGTGCATGTAAAAGCCTTACTCTCAGGAACATCGTAACGAGAGTAGCCATTTACAACGTGTGAAATGAAAGGTTGTTTTCCCATAAATTAAATAATTAGTTGAAGTTTATAGTGATCTCTCCAAAACTGAAGAATATCCAAATCTAGCCAAGTAGGGGGGTCAAAATCGGGCATCTTCCGAGAAGACGCAGAGAAGCGCATTATTTGCTTTTGCTCCCACGTGTACGACGCTCTACGGGATACGGCGGAATTGAGATTGAACCGATCAACGCACAAAGACACAATACGCTTAACCAAAGAAGACTTGCTAAAATGTGCGTAAGCATCAGCAGCGGCAATCGAACGAACAACTTCGTCCTCCTGTTTAAGGTATCGGTGGTAATAGCGAGGAATCGAGTAATTAAAATTGACACTAGTCTTAAAATCAAAATAAGACCACGACGAAACACAAGCAGAAGGACGAGGCATATAACCGAGAAAATCACCAACGCCAGCAGATACGAATTTTCGCGTATAACGGCGATGTTGGAGAAGGATAGCCAAAGGTGTAATTTTTCCATTTAAGGTAACAAATTTATCCGAGATTTCCTCGGGGTTAAACTGAATTTGCTTAGTAACATACTTAACGCAGTAACGAGCACGCTTGTGTGTTGCCTTACCGAGCCACACAAAACCAAGGTCGCCAACAGCTTTCCGAATCTCATTATATAAAACATTGGTCCCAAAAAGGAAACCATGAAAATGAAGGCGAGGTTCAGATCCGATTTCCGGGTGAGTGCCAAACTCCTGAAAAAACGCATGTTTAAAAGAATGGCCAATTTTATGGCGGACACGCTCGTTCCATCGTCGAATAAAACTAGAAGGGTCGAGTAACGCTTCGTTGTAATACTTCGGAGCAATCGTTATAGTAATGAAAATAGCCTGCTGGTCATTAGCCTTACAATGGGCGAGCTCACGCTCTAGGCGGACAAACCAGTCGTTACGCTGACGGCGCAAGCAGTCTTCACACTTTCCACAAGGAACCATCAGCCACTGACGGGCGATGTCCCAGGGTCGAAGAGCTAAAGCCGACTTGGCGACGTCAGAACCATTACGACAAGGATTCTTCTTGTCGAAATAGCGCCGATTACGTATCCATATGGGAGAAGAGCAAGCCATTAGAAAATACTTCGAAGACAATCAAATTTAATACTAGGATGATCAAGACGACAGCGAACGAGATAATCTCTCGCAGGACCCTCGTCAACAAACCAAGCAACAACAACTCGCTTTTTACCTCTGAATGCGCCAACGGAATAGCAATAAGAAACGTTATCAACAATAGGAAAAAACCTAGGCCTGAAATCAAAATTATCCATAATATAAAAACATTACTCTGCGCTTCGAAAGACGGTACTTTCGAATGCGAAAACTACTACGTTTCGCCGACCGACAGCCTAACGGCTGGGACGCTGCGCGTCTTCGGTCTCCGTGGCTCCACTTCGTGTGGGATATACCGGCAAAGCCGGTGAATACAAAAGCCCACAGGAGAAAGGAATATCTCCTGGGGCCTAGTGAGTCAAAGGACCCTTCCACCAAGTGGGCGGGTAACTACTTTAGTTCCCTTTCCCTTCTTCTTCCGACGAGCTTTCATCATCTGTCAAATCAAGATCAAACATAAGAACGAGAGTGTTATCGAAAAACTCGATCGAAAAATTCGGATACGAGATCAGAGCTGCGATCAGGCCCAAAACAGAATGATGCTCGATGTAGGGCAAGTCAGAAACGCTGGAACACTCTAAATACTTTGAAACAGGAGCACACTTAAGAGTGTCAAGAGGAAGTGTCGTAAACTGGCCACCTTCGAAAGAGCCTACCTGGACAAGATCGACCTTAAAAGCAGGATTAATACGACGAATAACAACATGAATCTGCGTCATAACGATATTATTTAAAATTATTTTGAAAGTCAGCGCAAAAACGACGCCAAGCGAAAGACAGGTCAGACCAAAAGGCATAGCCTTCGGGTGTGTCAGTGAATAAGAAACTCATAGAAATAAGATCGCCTATGCCTAAATGAGACGAATGCAATGCATTTTGAATTCGATGACGAAGCAAAGCTCGAAATGCATCCTTGCGTTTCACACCAAACCCGCAGTTTGATCTAAAAGCAGAAAATACACCTCGACGGCAAAGCCACTCGACGAACAGGTAGTCTACAGCGTCAAGTGTCAATTGAGAAATCGTTGAAACACGAGTCTTTTTCATAATAATGAAGTTATTGGTTTACGATGTAAAAATAAGCAAAAATAACCAAACCACAAAATTCAAAAAGTCGAAAAAACTGTTCAATTTCTCTCATGATAGTTACGACGAGTATAGGTGCTACCAGTCGGGGTTCCCGAAGGGCCATACACCTCTCTAAATTCCTCGTAACCTTCAGGGCCAGCAGGGCCTGCGGCCTTGCGACCAACGTAGGAAGCACCGGCGATGCCTGCGGCAGTAGCAAAAGATCGAACAACGTCGTGAGCAAGACGAAGTCTAGAGTTGCGCAAATCCCAACGAGTATTGCCTACTTCAAGTTGGGCAGCTTCAGCGGCAGCAGTCTTTAGAATAGACATAGTTTCGGCAACTTTCATCATCTTCGTCTCAACGACTTCACCCTTATCATTACGAATCTGAACAGGAACTTCCTTCTCCCAGTTGAGCTCAAACCAATTCTGTAAATCCTTGAGTTCTTGGTAGTTAAGCTTAGTCCGAGATTTAGACTCAGCAGCGGCAGAAACATTGGCAATGGCTGAGGACCAGGCAACCGCAAGTGCAGCACCGGCTTCAGATTCGAACCAATCATTGGTTTTGCGAAGATTCTGGTACTTTTCTTCCAGAATGCCAGCCATAGCCATGATGGAGGACATCTTATAACCTTGTGTAATATTGGACAGATAAGCGTCAATTGCAACAATTTGAGCCTGCGCCTCACGAAGGTTAGCAAGCTCGCGGGCATCCTTGACATGGTGCTCGGCAATCTGCAACTCAAATTTATCCATTCGCTCTCGCCACTCTTGCGTGTGAGTGTTACCTCGGAGGTTAGCAGCCTCTGCATCATCTCGATTTGCGGCAGCAGTATTGCGATCAACCGTAGACTGCGCAACCATATTTTGAGCGATAGAGGTGGGGTCTGCAGGTGCGAAACCACCGGGAGCGACCGGAGAGCCGCCGGAAGGTCCGGAGGCGGAGGGCATAGATGCAGAACCGCCTGACATAGTGGCGTTTACTCCAACACCGGAAGAACCTAAAACGGCAGCAGGGGTTACACCGGCCTTCAGATAACGGTCAAAAACCTTCGTAGGGTCATTGTAAGCATTCTCGTAATCGAACTGTCTCTGCCAATTAGCGTAGGAGAGCTCAGATTGTTTTTGCATTTGCTCTAAAGCGTACTTCTGCTGAAGAGCCATTTGTTTTTGCTGAAATTTCCACTGACGGCGAGCGTTCATGCCTCCAAAAAGTTGACCGAGCGCGCCAGAGATTAAACCGGTAGTACCGGTAGATGCAGCCGACTGGCCAAGAGCCTGGCCAAAAGATGCGACGGCAGCGGCAGGAACAGGCATACTACAGATGAATTAAATTGTTAGAACGAATGATATAATCAACGCGAACTGTGTCGAGATGAACGCCACTACGTTGCATCCTAGCTTGAGCTGAACAGGAAGAGAGAAAAAAAGCAGCTAACGCGGCAACAATAGATGAAACGAGCGTCCAAAAAGCCTTTGATTTATAAAAAGGTTGTTTAGAGTCTGACATGATATTGAAAATTTAAAGGGAAGCTACGGTGCCGCACCCTCACTTCGTTCGGGGCGGTTCTCCGAACCGCGAAATGCGTCACCTCGCCACAATGGTGTAAACAATTGAATAAAGAACGATAGAAAAATGCGCGGCCTC